ATAATTCTTCCTTCATATTCTCCGGAGGTACAGTATCCTATATTGTATTTTAGGAAGTCCCTATCTGTAAATCCTCTTCTATATAAATAGCTTCTAACTTTATTTGCTATAACAGAAGTATGTGATGCTGAGTGAATTGATTTAAATTCTTTAGGTAGTTCAACTATATTATCAACCTTATATCCTATCTCATCTCCCTTTCTAACATATCGTAGAATTTCATATGCTTGTTCGGCAGGGACTTGTAATTGCTTTAGTAACGACTTAACTGTCTTTCCTTTAAATCCACATACCCAGCAGGCAAAGGTATTTTCTCCTTTTTCGTTTGTATGTAGGTTTATTTCTAGTTTTGGCTTATGGTGATTGCATTTTGGACATGCAAATGCGTAGTTCTCCCTAGCTTTTTTGTAGGATTTACCGAGTATGTTTTCTAAATAACCAAGTAGTATAGGACTTTCCATACTCATAATATACGAAAAAAGGCTTGAATAAACAAGCCTCTCTTTGGTTATATTAATTTTTTAAGTATTAATTCATTCTGCTTTATCAGATTAAATGTTTTTAATACTGATTTTCTGCTCTTACTTGTTCTAGTTCTTTGCGGTGATGTATGATTTCCTCTAGCCATTATACGTCTATTATTTTTACCTTACCTGTTCTATCTTGCATTACATTATCCATTTTAATTGAACCTCCAGGTCCTTGTAAGTCTGGGTATATGTTTAGTCTTTCTGCTTCTAATTCTATTTCTTCGATTGGAACTGTATCAGGTGCTGCAGTATATGGTTGTAGATATTCCATTGTAATTACTGCTAGTTTTGGATTTATTTCCTCTACATCATAAATATAAGCAAAGTACTTTGTTTTTACTTGCTTAATCTGCTTTGCATCTTCAATTTCTTCTCCGTCAGTTGTTATTTTTAGCACTTTATCTCCTAATAAAAAAGCAGATCCATAATCACCTGATCCTAAAAATTTACCTCCTTGTTGTTTTACTTTTTCAACTAGGTCTTGGTAGTCTTGGGTAGGTGTTAATATCTCTTTTAGTATAGAAAGTATTTTTATCATTAGTCTAATCCGCCCATTGCTCTTACTGCTTGTCCTTGCTTTTGATCATAAGGTGCACTAAATTGGATTGTATCACCATGAGCATCTAATTCAAATTGAGTTATTGGAGAATCTTGTACTGCTTCCATTGCTTGTGCTGCATCTGTTAGCTTTTGTACTGTTCCTCTACCTGTAGCTATTCTATAGTATTTTGCTCCTCTGTTGTTCTCAATATAAGTGATTGCATCATTTTTTGAGTACATTTTACCTTCTCCTTCATCAAGTGGTATATCTGGATTTCCTCTATCTAATATATCGTTTCCTCTTTTTGGATCTCCTTGATACTTCTCTTCTTCTTCAGGACGTTGTTTTGCAATTGCTGTTAAAATGTTTCTAAAGTCGTCTGTTGTACCTCCTTGAGTAGTTCCTCCTGGTGCATATTTAGAATAGCCGGTTATTTCTTTTAGTACTAGTTCTCGTAATTGTGATCTTTTCATTGTTTTCTTTTTAGTTCTACCATAAACAGAATTGTTCCTAATACTAATACTGTTAGTATCCAATAATACCCTGTAATCTCTGCTTCCACTAGAATTCTATTATATGTACGTTTAACTCCCCTGTTCCTTTTATTAACCTATGATAGGTGTTCTTTGGTATAAATATCACGTCTTTTAGTACCTGAGGTATTTCATTATCAAACTGGAATTGCCAATCTGTTTCCTCAAGTACGGTTACTTCTCTATCTTCTCTATCTCTGTGCCAAACCAATTCCTCCTCATCAATATCTTGTGAGAATGTTCTTACAATTAAGTTGTTTTCTCTTATCTGACTATAAGGATTCACCTATGATAAAAATCTTAACTTATACTTAGTTGTTTCTAGTAATTCTACTAAGGTGTCTATTTGGTTCTGTAAATAAGAATCATCATTATCTTGTCTTAATACCTCAATTGATACTGTTAGTTTATCTAGAAATTCAATTACCTGACTTGAATCTGAATAGTTTACTATTGGATAAGTTTCATAATCTGTTAAAATTCCGTATTTCCCTTGGTATGATTCAACTAATCCATCTAATAAGTCTATTACCTGATCATAGTAAGTACCTAGGGCGAGATGTTCAGCAAACGACTTTGTTTGCCAGTGAAAGATATGAGTCTGTGTCCTTGAATGTAATAGGAGTGAGATCATTTTTGAGCAATTATTCATATTTATCTTATTTAAGTATTTTACCAGTATCCTGAGAAGTTCTTAGCTCCTCCTAATGATTTCCAATATCTTCCTATATGACATCCCCAGTAATTTGGTGATAATCTATTCTTTTCTGTAGCACATTTATGCCTAGCTGCAAAAGAATGTCTTGCTTTTGGATCATCTATCTTAACTGATAATCCTGTTGTACCTCCGAATTGTACTTTTTTTACTTTTTTTGATTTTGGATCTTTAACATATACTACGAACTTTTTAGATCCTCCTCTTTTTGGCTTACCCAATTGAACTTTCTTCCCATGATACTCTGCTTCATCAAGTTTTTGTTCGTTTACTAATGGTAGATCTAAAGGAACTTTTACCCCTTCATACATTCCATATTCTCCAATATCTGTATTTTCTAATAAATCTAAATCTTGTTCATTTAGTGTTACTTTACCGTCTCTAAGAGCTTGTCTTGCTTCAGCAAATAATTGTATAAACGAATCAGAAGAATAGCGGTAGACACATTCAGATAACGTCAGTTTGTTATCTAAATGGTACTGTAAGGTTGGTAAACCAACTATCTCTTGTAATTTTATCATACGAAATCTTTTCTAAAATATCTTCCTTCTATATTATCATTTATATAGTTAGAATCTGGTTCTATTACTCCTTTAATAAATAGTAATTTATTCTCATAATAAGTATGAAGCTTTTTGTTTGGAGTAAAGATAAGAATTTCTCTTGAGAATTCCGACTGTTTACCTTCTTTTATTAGCTGTTTTATTTCCGGATGAGATCCGTGATAGGTTTTCCAATCAGATTCTTTCTTAACTATCTTAGATTTACTAGTTCTTTTATCTGTTACTAAGGCTAATTCTTTTTTTCCTAAAGCTTTTTTTGTAACAGAAATAAGTTGTTTCTTTCCTAAGTATTTTCTACCGGTTGGTAGATGTGTTACTTCATAGATAAACCCGAAGTTATCTCCGGGCATATCTGTAAGTTCGTTTATTTGTTTATCTTTATATAACCACATTTTTTATTTTGTTTTTTAGAATAATGCATTCCAAGATGTTCCGTTATAGTAATATACCTTACTGGCACCTGCTGATCCTGAAGCTATTATCATTCCCTCTACAGGGGTTGGAGTTGTTGTTCTACGTGTTAGTGATAATATATCATTAATTGCTACAGATCCTGAAAAATTAAATGAACCTGAAGCTGGGTGTAATAAGTTTTGGAAGTTTAGTTTAGTTACAGATCCTGATTCTACTGTAATAGTATATCTATTACTAGTATCCGGATATTGTATTAGTGTTATTCCATCATTTGATCCCGAACCTACTATATTTAAAGTTGTATCATAAAGTCCATAGTTTTGTATTACGTGATTTAACTGTACCTTTCCTGATGTATTTATTTTGATTCCGTCACTTCCATAATTCTCTTGTACATTATTGCCTATTGTTAATCTGTCTGAAAGATCTCTAAATATTGCATAACTCGAGGTGGATCCTTGTGATGCAGTTCCAAAGTAAATTGGTCTATCCCCTGGTAGTACTACTGTACCGCTAATTAGTAACGAACCACTTACTTGAAAGGTACTTCCTGATGCAAATACTAAGTTTTTCTTATTTGATGAATTTGTTCCGTTTCCTATAATAAAGGCACTTTCAGCTGAAGAAGTTATATTATATCGACCTTGTACATGTTGATAATTTCCTAATGCTATTGTTCCTAGTCCTTCAGCATGTGAGTAATTTCCTATTGCTTGTGTACTCTGCCCTTCTGCATGTGATGCATCTCCAACTGCTATAGTTGATATTCCTTCGGCATGTGAATAACTTCCAGATGCTATTGTATAACTTCCTTCAGCATGTGAGTAATCTCCTGATGCAGATGTATTAGTTCCTTCAGCATGAGATCCAGTTCGTAATGCTATTGTTGAACCTCCTTCGGCATGAGAACCTCGTCCTGATGCAACTGTAGATATTCCTTCAGCATGAGCTGCATATGCTGATGCAGATGTATCATTTCCTTCAGCATGGGAAGCTGATCCTGATGCCGTAGTTCCTTCGCCTTCTGCATGTGCATTAGACTCTGCTGCTGTAGTGGTTCTTCCTTGAGCGTGAGAGTTAGCACCTATTGCCTTATTGCTACTATGTCCTTGAGCAAATGATCCTGTTATAGATACAAAACTATTTCTCGTAATACCTCCTCCTACCATATCAGTCCATTTAGATCCGGAAGGTATGGTAAAGGATGTTGAAGTAGGTGATTGCCCTATCAGTGTACTTCCTGTTGTAAATAAAGTAAGTATTTGTCCTGTGAGGGAGGAAGAGTAGTAGAATGATGCAAAGTTAGTATCTACTTGTGTGTGAGTTAAGGCTGATCCTGTGACTGTTCTTAATACTATTGCCATTATATGTCTATTTTAACTATTATTGTCATTTCTGTATTTGCTGTTTTTGGTAATGGTTGTGCCATCTTTCCTACTGCTATTAGTTCGTTTGTATCGTTATACAATCCTACTGTTGTTATATATGGTTGGAATTCACTTCCTGTTATATTATTTCTTTTCTCCCCTATATTAACGCTAGCAGATGTAGCATATAGGTTTCCTTCATTATCATACACTGTTCTTAAAGAACCTGTTGAACTACTTGGATTATATGTAAAGTTAAATTCAGACTGTCCTACTCTACAATGGTAATTGTGAGTGAATATAGGGTGACTTGATTGCCAATTTAATACGAAGTTCGGTTTTAAAGCAGTAGACCACATATTCTGAATACTGCTATGGATTGTCGGTCTGTAACGCTTATTATTCCGTGAGGGTATATTATATCTCCTACGTATTTTCTAGGGCTACTTCCACTAAGGTATAGGTTTCCTTCTCCGTCATCATCTATCCCTAATACATCTATATTAACTATTAAATCTGGATCGTTTGTATATCCTTCATTCATGTAACTAGCACTAACATATCTTGATTTCTGTACCTGTGTTAGGTATATATTTAGATTCGTACCTGGTGCTAAGTATATACCGGTTGCACTTCTTGGTATTGATATTACAAAAGGTGGTGCTGATATCTCTCTTGTACCAGATATAAATAATGTGCTTTGCTCGTAGTAATCAAAAGAGTGCGATACAATACTTCCAGAAATCCTATCGGGGTAGTACAGCTGCTTTAGGCTATTATAAAAACTTCCTGTTGCAGACGGTATTACTTGTACTCCGTACTTATTAAGTTCATCTCCTGCTACTTCCCATGATTTGTGAGCAACATAAGTTGTAATGTATGCGTCTTGTTTGTTTAGTTTTTTGTAAGCACTCATTCATTAATAATCAAGTTTGATTCTTATTAAAGCCTCTTTTGTAAAATCTTTTAATAGTGGTCTAGATAATTTAGCAACTCCTAATAAGTCGTTATTATCGTTATAAAGTCCAACTGTTGTTATATAGCTTTGTGGAGTATTTACCATTACATCCCATCTTAAATCTCCTGAACCTGTTATATTAGATGGATTTGTTGAATAGTTAAATTCACTATTTCTAACTCTTACAAATACGTAATCTGAAGTTATTTCTCTTCTGATTGTAAGGTAAAGTTACTTCCTGTTGATATTAGTTGGTAAGCTTTTAGTATGTTTAAGGAGCTTGTTGAATTATTTGTTTCATCTATCGATATATTTAATCCTCCTGATGCATATGGAGCTCTTAACGCATTTCCGTTTAGTATAATAACTCCTACATCTGGTAGAAATTTACCATAAGACCCTGAATTGAAAGTATATCCTGTAGTATTAAATGTAGTATTCACTACTGCGGATGTTCCTATTCCTGAACCGCTAACGATGTCGTAAACTCTTCCTGCATCAACATATGAAACAGTTGTTTGTGTTGAGCTATTATCTATTAAACTTATAAAGTTTGAACCTGTACCAAGTCTTAGATTAAAAGATCCTGGTTTTAGTCTCTCTTTATATCTCGATCTATTAACTGTTATAACATAAATTGAATTTGGTGTTGCAGTTCCAAAAGTAAAATTTGTATCTTCATCTCCATTTATCAAAGTTCTATACTGTCCATATGTTATAGAAGAAGGTGATTTTCCTGCTTGACCTCCTATGTTACCTGATCCGCTTCCTTTGGTGTTTCCGTAAGCAATTGCAAACTGTACTGCTGCAGATACTCCTGAAGGATCTGCTTGATATACATTATAATAGTACCTACCGGTAGAGGCAATTTGATTTGAATCTGTAAAGAAGGCTGTTAAGCTATTTGCCTGTCCTGTCCATGCAGGGGCTACTACTGCTTCAGCACTTATTGTTATATCCTGTGGGTCTAGTCTCTTAAATGCCATGTCTTATTGATTTACTTTTATAATTGTTACCGGAATCGTTACTCTAGCTCCTGAATCTCTACCAATTACTGTAAGGGTTGTTTGTAGGGTTTCATTTGTACCAAACAGTGTATTAATTGTAGTTCCTGTTATATTAATTGAAGTACCAATTACTGTTTTAGAAACATTAGTACCTAATGTAGTTGTGGAGTTTAATGTAGTAGCTTCTGTTGTGTTAATTCCTACTCCATTAAAAGTATTTGTAACTCTAGCGTCTGCAATTGTAGCTGTATATCCTGATGATTCAAAAGCTTGTTGAGATCCTAGGTAATTTAATGTCTGTGGAGTAATAGCGAGCGATGCTCCTTGTTTCAACCTAATAGCTGCAAATCCTAAATCTAGAAGAGGTAGTTTAGCAGTACCTCTTGGTAGAGTTGTAAGCTTATACTTCATGATTTGAGTTTCATCAGGAAATGCTTCTAAAAGCGGCATTGCTTCAATAGCTTGTCCATAATATGCAGATCCGGATGGATGATCTGGATTATAAAGAGTATAGTCGATTTCATCATCTGCTAAAGCAAATTGTGTTATCTTAAAAGAACCATCACCTCTTGCAAGTAATTCTCTACCTTTTTTTGTTAAAATTGAATCTACAGTTACTACTGCATTACTTAAATATCCCATTTTATTTTATGTTTATATTTTATAAATAGTTGTTTTTTAATTAATTGTAAGTTACGAAAAACTTCCTGTATAAACAAGCCCTGTTGGATCAATATATAGGATATCATTTGTACCTCTTACTACTACCTTTCCTTTTGTTACTCCCTGTATTTTATTCCCCCGTAGTTCGTAGACCTTAACAGGTTCTATCTTATATACGCCTTTATCTCCAGCATACGAATTTGTATTTATTTGAGTACCACTCCATCCTCTTTTCACATCCAAATATATAACACCAGCATTTTGTGTTGGGACTATGTTTAACACTTTCATAACTTCCGGTATAAATGATACTCCTGATCCAGTTGCAATTCTCACTAAATCACCTACTTGTATTCGGTTTGCAGTAATGTCGAAATATGTTAATCCTGCTACTATTCGGGAGCTTGAAGGAAGGAAGGCTTCGGTCAAGATGTATGAAGGAGTTTGTAATAAACTATACGTAGGTAGCTCTTGTTTTCCTGTATGAAAGTAATCTATATATAGAGGGGTTGATATAGATTGCGATACTACCTGTCCATCAGTTAATTGTGATGAATAGGCAATTCCTTCAAAAACATTACCTGCTACTGCTGGATCCTGTCCTGTGTATGTTTCTGCACTTGTTTTTGTTCCTTCGTATCTTGCATTTTTCCATCCTGTATCTGATAATAAACTATCTTGAATATATGCTTTAATACTACTTCCTGCTTGGTAAATATAACTAGACTGCTGTGGTGTTTCTGCATTTCCGTATAATACATTATAAGGACTAGTAATAAAGTTAATATCATTAAGTCCTGGTGTAAATATTACAGAACCTGTTTCTACTCTTTTATTCCCTAATGTTGTTATTGTTAGATTTACTACCGGGTAGAAATAAAAGGTATACCCATTAGAATAGTGTATACTTCTATTTACAATATCTAAAGTAACTACCTCACTTTCATCTGTAGGTAATGTTACATATTCTAATTGTTGAAGTATATCCTCTACATTAACAGTATTTGCATCTAATACCGGAATTGATAGTCCTTGTACTATGTACGGAGGTCCTCCTTCTGCTACCCATACATTTACTTGATATGGGGCTGTTTTTGCTGTTAATATAAATTCTTCTTGAGTCATTTTCTGTTATATTTTTTATGGGGTAGCGGTACCTGGGGTAGGATAGCATGGATATGTAGAACCTTGACTGCAAGGAACTTGGTCTCCGCTAGTTAGATCACAACATGCGTATGTCTTTGGAGGACCTGTATTTGTGTTATTAGTTTCTTGTTCCTCTGGTGTTGGATCGTAAGTACTATTATATATATTTACAACTGCAGTACATGTTGGGGAATTAAATGCTTCTACTCTAATCCAGGGACTATTATGATTCGCAGGTATAGAGTAAATCCAATACTCAACACCGGGATTAATTGGATCATATGATAGAGTTACAACAGTAGATTCTAAATCTTGTGGATTAAGTGTTATTGCAAAACTAGTATATACTGTTGAAGCCCCTATAAAATACCTATTTAATCCTAAACTATTAATGTTTGGTGGCCATCCAATAAAGGGTCCATTAGGTGGTGGGCCTATAGATGTGTTTGGGTAAGGCTCTGGAAGTAGTTGTGGAGATGTTGAAGGAGTATATGTTAGTAAACCTCTATATCCTCGTAAAGTACAACTATCTACATCTACTGTTTTTGTTAAAGAACAAAAACCACCTAACTTTGGGTCATTTACCGTAACGTTTGCTGTTGTTATTGCATTTGGGAAGGTATATAGTACGTCGTCTGAACCACTATAGGGTCCGCCACTTACTATATTAGTTATATTTGGTGGAGATTCTACAATGTAGTTAACTAATTGGTCAGGGTGTATATTAAACCAAGTATTTAAATGTACTTGACCATTAGGAGGTACTGACTGTACTACTTGTCCTGTTGGTGTTAAGCTTAAACTACAAGTACCGTATACTACATTTACTATATCAATACACTCACTAGCATCTACTATTCCGTTACTTGCTGTAATATAAAACTCGTCATATTGATCGTATCCTGAGAAGGATATGGGCATGGTAGGGTATATTACGCCTCCTGCAGGGTTAGATGCAGTATAAACAGTTGTGGTTAGTGTACCTACTGGGAAGAAGTAATTTGCTAGATAGAGTGCGGTACTAGATGTAACATACTTTGTTTCTACGGGTAAGGGGGTAAATATGCAAGCACTTGCTATGTCCCAAAGCTGTATATTATATACAAAGTTTTCTGCTGAAGGATATTTGTATGGGTTAGCTTCATTTAATTCTCCGTTAGTAATTCTTATTACACTATTTTGTAATTCTCCGTTATACTTAGGTTGTTCTTGTTGATTATTTGTAACACTACCTATCCCCCAAGGAGTTTGTACTGTTGCTGTATATCCAGTTATATAGTCGTCATTTGCTCCGAAAGCTCTAGCATTAGATCCAGTTATAAATGCAGTATCTATTGAAGCAGATATATCTAATTCTATTATTTCTACTGCTACAGATTTAGCTTTAGATCTATTTAGTAAATTAGGTTTTATTATAATACCTGTATCTGCTAATGCTCTGGCTGGTATGTAATCTTTAATTGACTTATATATAGTATTATCAAAAAACTTAATAAGTCTTACATAATCTTGTAAGTTATATTGATTTAAGTTCTCCAATATACTTTCAGCAACTGCACTTAGACCTTCATAAGAACCTAATGTTAGGTTTCCTGGATCTCCTATATAGTTGTCTATGTTAAAAGTTGATAAAGAACCTGTAGCTAGTGAATAAGATACTATATAGTTATCTATATTATCAGTAGGGGAAAAACCTACTTCAATTACATGTAAATCGTCTGTATACTTTGAATCTCTTTTAACAATTGAAGTATATGCAGATAGTGTACTTCCTGATACTAAACTTCCTGTATTATCTAATCTTATTTTATCTAAAGAACTTGTAGAGTATTCATAGTCCCCATAGTAGGGTCTTTCATTTACGTTTCTCCCTCCGTATACTTTAATTTGTAATATGTCTGAAGGAATACCAAAACAATTGATTAACGCTCTTAAGCCTCTTTCAGTTCCTTTTGTTTTTAATAAATGAGATAGATTGTGGTATATTCTTTTCTGTACCTCTTTATTGTAGTTATCATAAGATGATGGCTGTATCGGAGTATTTGATCCTGTTAACGAACCTGTTATGTAGTATTTAATTTTTTCACTTCCTGATTGATATGCTTGACCTATAAATGATCCAAATAAATCTTCTATAGAATTATTTGATGTATATAATTTAACTCCAAAGTTCTTTAATGCCTCTCCTACTAGATCTTTTGAAATACCAAAATTAAGTCTATTATCTGCATCATATTTATCAGTTACAGCTTTCCCGTATATCCATAGATTGTCAAAATGCTGACCTATCATATGTACGAATGTTAAATAATTTTCATTATTTGGATCATCTCTTAGGAAAGATGGTATTGAGTTTATTAATAGATTTCCATTAGATAAATCATACCCGTTTGCAGTAGCTAATTGGTTTGCATACCAGCTTATGGCTTGAGAGGAGGTTATACTACGGTTATTATATGGTTGTGTTGTATTTGATTTTGGCCAAGCAGTACTACTTGATTCATAGTATAAGTATCTTTCGTAATGATCAAAGTTATTTACAATTCCTGTTATTAGATTTTCGTAATATCTAATACTTCCTGTAGTTCCGACTGATTGTGATGTTGCAGATTGAATTAAAGGTAGAGTGGTATTATAGCTTTCAATTAACTGTATTTTATATTTAAAATTAACTAATCTCTCATAAGCTGATGAGAAGTGCACAAAATCACTATAATCTGTGTGGTCTATACTTAGTTCTACACCTTTTTCATTTATAAGTGAATATAATTCATTGTTTTTATTTGATACCGGATAACTAAATAAGTCATTGTAATCTAAATATCCTGTAGGTATCACACTACTATCTGATATATCTAAATTAAAGTTAGCAGAACGTAGGGTATTTACAGGTTCTTCTGGAAGATTATAAGCAGCTTCAACTTCGAAGGCTACTGAATCTGATATTATCTCTACTATATTTAGTGTTGATTTTTCTCCATATAGTCCTGGTAGTGGTTCGTATAATTTTACTACTACTGTTTGGTTTTCTCCTATTATTAAGTTATCTATATTAATTCCTATTAATAGATCGTTATCTCCAAAATTTAACCTAACTTCATTAAAGTAAGATTGACTATTTAACTTATCCTTAATTGCTGATGTATATCTAACTAGTTGTTCATTAGTTAAGTTTAGGTTTTGTAATTGTAATTCTGTTCTATCAGGAGATATATTTACAATAAAAAACTCTGTTGTGTTTTTATCTTGTGTGTATAGATCATTTAGGAAATTATACAGTAATTTAACTCCTCCGTTACTATATCCATAGGATTTACTGTCCTCTATAGGATCTATAGTAAGGGTTGATGCTCCGTTTTTTCCTGCTGACTGTGCATTACCTAATAATTTATAACTTGTATAACTATTATCAGCTTCTATAATTTCTCCGTTAAGATCTGTTATATACAGTTCTACAAAATGTTTGGTTGTATCGAATAAATTATTTACTTGAAAAGTGCCAATAAGGTTCCTATCAGCTTGTGAAAACTGTTCAAAACCGTTTATGCTGTTTGGATCATCTTGATTGACCGTATATGTGATATCTGCCATTATGTACCTACTGCTTCTAAGTCTATTAGTTGTTGATTTAGTGCTAAATTCTGTTGTCTTAGTTCTGCAATCTCATCTAAAAGAGGTTGTATATCTTCTGTTACTGTGTCGAAATTTATTAATTCAGAGCTTTTTTTTATTAAATATTCATGTGAATCAGTTTCTCCTGTAATATCTATACTAAAGTACAGTTTTTCATAAAGTCTGAATAGTTCCTCAGGAGTATCTGGATCTTCTTCAGGTACTGGTTGGGTGAATGTCTTAAAGGATGTATCAACGACCTTATTAAATTTTTCAGTACCAAGTACTGTTTTAACTATTTGTATACTACTATCCATTTCTAATTACTTTAAAGATATTGTTGTTACTATCGTTTACCACAGTAGTACTTCCATCTAAAGTTGTTTTAATTAATATACGATAATATCTCTCTGGTTGCAACCCATCCATATATACATCAAAATAAGGTCCTGTTGTATCGCAACTTATTTTTGTAAAATTAGTATCGAAATCAACAATCATTTCCTCTGTATTCTCATCTCTTATTCCCCAATATGATGAGGTAGGTAGTGCGTAGTTTGTTAAATAAACAGAGGAGGTAGTAAAAGTTCTAACTGGGTATTTTGGTTGTGCTGCTATTCTAAATCTTTGCTTTCCTGTATCTACGTATTCTCCTTTATTGTTGTTAATTTTTATTGTAGAAAGACTGTTATTTAGTATTGAAAGACTTCCTGTATTAAAGGTTGTATCGTCCCATTTAAACTCTAAGTACGGTGGGTAGATTGTATTTGTATCTGATCCAAAGTATTTTAATCTAATAGAGGAAGTTGTATTGAACTCTAAACTACTGCTTAGTTTTAATATAAACCCGTTATTATTTATGCTTCCTGTATTCCATAACTTTACTGCATTAGTAACATTTATATCAATATCGTAAGTTGATTTAATAGTATTAGATTGAGTAAATTCTAAATTAATACCTTGTGAACCTGTATACCATGCTCCTCCTCCTGGTTTTGATCCTGTTGTTGAACCTGTAACACCGGTAGGTAAAAATGTAGTTGGCCAAGCGTTTAATTCTCCTCCTTTTTGATATTGCCAAGAAACTCCTGATGTGTTAACAGGTATATCACCGTATTTACCTGTTCCGTTATCCCATCCTGTTGTGGAGTAAGCAGGGTAGACATATAATACCGTATTTACAGGGATTTGGTATGCATCAGCAAGATACATTCCTAGTGATGCACTATAGTTGTTACTCCTTATTTTGTTTGTAACAACATCTGCTATTTCTGTTGAATCAAATTGAACTAATATTCTACTTGTTTCTCCTTCTCCAGATATGTCCGCATATCCTCCTAATTCTAAGATCTCATCTAATCCAGAATTTCCGGTAGGTGTTTCGCTAAAAATAAATGCATCCTGTTGAGGGAATATTCTATATACTGCCATGTTATAATGTTGTTATTCTTCCTTTAATATCTGTATCTGGGTATTTTATTTCAAAGATCATAGTGTCATAAGAAGGGTACACTGTATTGTTTCTAGTTGCTCCTTTTATATCGTATGCATATTCTGAATAATTTATACCTGATATATTAACTATTTCTACTTTCTGTACTGTCTGAACACCTTTTACTTGATCGAGAAGTGTGTATATACTTGAAATATTTATAGGTTGGTTTATATTCCATTTTCTAATATCGAAATAATCAATTAGCAGTTTATTACATTCAAGTAGCACATCTCTACCTAGGTAGTTAGGTCTTAGTATTATATCAAAATTAACTCCTATGTTTATAACAAAAGCATCTTTTATATTAATAGCATCTGTTAGTAACATATACTGTGATAGGTATGTTTTTAAATTATTTTTTAAATTAACTGTTGCTAGTTGTAGATTTCTATTATTATCATACGCTAGAGTATATAACGATAATGATAATGGATTACTATCTATAATACTGTCTGTAGTTGAATTCGGATTTGTTAATTGATCTTGGGTAATATAAACTTTTCCTATTGATCCATATTTTGCAGGAAGTGATAGAGCTCTTACTGTATAATCTTGCAATGTTACAGCTCTTCCTTGTTCATTAAATGATCTCAATGAATTTTGTCTTATTTCTTCTACTGTATCTCCATCTTTCCCTCCTGTTGCTGCTTCAGGGTTTGTAAATGTTATTGAGTTTGTTGGATCTGGTATGGCAGTTAGTAGATTAGTAACAGTGTTTGCAGGTACATTTGAGGATATACCTCCTCCTACTAGGTATCTAATTTGTAATGTACCTAATGGTGCTTGTCCGTATGCTTCAGTGTGTAAGAAGTTAGATGGATCATATGCATAATCAATTCTAGAAATTCCTTGATTATTACCTAGTCCTACATTAGTTGGATCAGGAGTAATAATTTTATCATCTTGACCTGTTATACCGGCTCCAAATTGTATTAGTAGTTGACCTGTTGAATTAAATCTTGTTGTAAATCTCCTAGGTACCTTCTGTAATGAAAGGTTATACGGTACTAATCCATTATCGGTTGAATCTCCATTTTCATCATCCAGAAAAATTGTATCCTGTCCTAGGAATGGAACTTCGTACCATGTATTACCCGTACTATCTGTTACTCCCAGTATTGATATTATCTGTGTATCAGTTAAGGTGATTGTTTTAAATTTCTCTATACTCGATATAGTTTCTGTGTAAGTTCTTACTTCTCCTGAAACTGCTTTAACTGTTTTGATTAATCTATATTGATCTGGTTGTCCATTATTATCTAGTGTTTCTACAACAACTGTTGTTGGATTATATGAGCTAGAGAATGAAAAATCTATTGGGCGATCGATGTAGAATCTTGGCTGACCTGAAGTATTTGCCTGTAATTGTGTTCCTGGTGTAATTTGCAAAGCTTGTGTCCAGTCTGGTTGTCCGTTAGGTAATGCGTTAACTAGATGAGAGACTTCTAAATCAACCTCCGCTACCGTTGTTACTTTTGGTCTATACCCCATCATATAAGCTAAGTTATAGAGATTTGCAGGATTTTTAGCATACTGTAAATATGTTTCCTGTAATTGCATATCTTGGTAAAAAGATAGTACATCTCCAACATAAGCAGCCATTTCCATAAACATCATTCCGGGAGATGCTGGAGAGAAATCATTGTATGTGTTCGGGAAGTAGTTTTTTGTATACTCCACAAGTTGATTTCTAAAATCTGTGAAATCCCTATTTATGTACTTTATTTCTCTATCTTGAGCCATTATTGTTCAAAATTAATTGTAAATTCATCTATGATATTTGTATTCTTAATACTATACTTTAAATATAGTATATAAGTATTTGCATCTTGTTGCAGTTGACTAAATAGTTGCTTTACTTCTACATTTGGAAACCATAAAGCTAATCCAGATCTTACTATCCCCTGAACTTGTTCATCTACATCAGCTGTCATTTGATTAAAAAAAACAGTTCTTAATCCTGCTCCAAATGATGGATTAAAGTATCTTTCCATTTCACCAGTTAGAAAATAGTTAATTAGATTAGTTTTAGTAGCTTCTTGCGTTGTGTAAGTAATGTTAAATACCTGATTAGAGCTGAATGGTAATCCAACTCCAATACCTACACTTGGCTGTAGATCTAACGGGTTTATTTGCTGTACATTAAATGCCATTATCCTCCGAATCTTTGTTTATCTTTTTCTTGCGATGCTTTAAATACTGCTGCTGCATTTTTAACAAAATCAAACTGTGATATATCTAATCCAGGTTCTGGTCTTGCAAAATTATTTTCTACCATTACTGGGTTCATTCCTAATCCTGGTGCAGAAACCATATCAGACATTCCTGAATATGCTGTTGTATAATCCTCATTCACCATTTCTGCTTTAGTTTCATTTAATAGATCAGCAATTGGATCTCCTGTTGAAATTCTAGTTCTCTGTACTGGCGGGGTATACGGTTCGTATTTTGTTACTTTAGAAACTTGTTTTTTAGGTGCTTCTGTTAGTACATCTGCTAATTCTTCTCTAAGTACTTCTCTTACTGCTTCTTTTATTAATTTTTTAAATAACTCTGTCTTCATAATTATAAATAGTTATATTACTTTTTTACTTTTCCAGAAGTACCCTCCTGCAGTTCTAGTAGTATCTGTTACATTTGAGATATTTCCCCTGGATATTTGGGTGTTCTCTCCTGCTTCTTTTATTGATGTGTAGCTTAGTACAAATTCCCCCTGCTTTGTATATTGGTAGATTTCTTTTTTTCTACTCTCTGCAATTCTTTCCTTTGATACAATATTCCTTTTCTTACCTTTGCTATTTTTATTTCCTACTAATGCTATTGAAATGTTACCTCTGTGTGTATTTAGCAGGTTTTTATCTTTCCAAAAACCCTCTTTACCGTATCTGTGGTTACCTTGTCCTTGCATCAAATATGCATAATGCCTTTTTGCCTGCTCATACTCCCTACTTGTTGGGGTGTATCTTTGTTCCTGATTACTATTTCGCTTATTACACATTGCTATAAAAGCGAAAGCAACTTTAACATTCTTTGGATAGATTTTCGCCAATATCTTATGGCAGATGTAATGCTCTCTTGCTGTTAATTTTACAAGGTTTTCCTTTTCATTACTACCACCTAAGCATTTTGGTACGATATGATGTTTTTCCCCATACCCTTGCAGTTCTCTTACTTTTGCTCGATCAACTATTTCATTATATATTCTTTGATAATTCATTAAGTCTTCTTTACTATAAATAGCTTATATTTATGAAAACCTTTGATTATCTATTCTAAATTTAATTTCATCTAGGAGTACTTTTGTATCTGAACTAAACGAGGATGGTCCATATAGTACGATTATCCCGACTCTATCTTTTGCTACTGCGTACCTCCTAGGTGCAATAGATGGTGAATTTGGATCATTCATTATTGATAATTCGTAGCCTCTATAGTAATAGTCTGGATCTGGAGCACCTGTACTATCTGTTGGAGTGCCTTCTGACCCTGTATTTTGGGGAGGTTGAGCTACCGCTACTATTTGACTTAATTGTCCGGAATCTGTACTACATCCTTGAATCGCTATATCAATTGCTTCTAATCTCTTTTTTATTCCTTCTAATGTAACTGAAGCTATATTAATTACTCCTAATATCCCAGCTTTATCTGCTTCTAATGAATCTAGTAACTTGTTTAATTTAATTAACCTGTCACTTAACTTAGTTAATGTAGAATACGGTACTCCTTTTACAATTCCTCCTGATTGTCCTGGTATAAATGTAAGTACTGTAGGTATTGGGATAGATGTTATAAATGATATTGCTGTTCTAGCAACTCTAATACTAGCATCTAATTTACTTGCTACACTTCTTAATTTCTTTATTCTCCTTTCTAATGCATTTATATTTTTAAGTAGATTGTTTTTTATTCTTATAATTTTTTCAATCTCTTTTGCGTTAGGACATTGACTTGAAAACTTAGAAAGTACACTAAGTACCTGGTTCACTAACTGGCTTATAAGCTTTCCTTGTATAGAACCAACTTGTCTTGCGATAATTCCTGATAGTTGTGGTATTTTTGCCATTATTCTATAAATACTTTTGTGTATTTAAATAACTTAAACTGTG